TTGGTGTAAACAGAATTAGGAGCAATTACTATAACATCATTTATTTCTCCTTTTTCATAAAGATAATTAGCGTTATCAATTGCAACCTTGGTTTTACCTGTGCCCATTTCCATGAAATATGCAAAGTTTTTTTGCTTATGCCCTTCAGTAAGAGCTTTGAGTTGATGTTTGTAAGGTTGTGTTTTACACACTCGATCGAGCATACGATCTTATAAACTTATTGCTTTACAAATGCAAATAAATTACTATAAAGACATCGAGGAGGTTCTATGGATTTAGAACAACAATCAGCCGTAACGGTTGACACAGCTGCGTCCTCGGACATAGCTGAAAGTTGCAATAAGTTATTAGAAACTCAGAAGAAGCTAAAAGCGATAGACGAAGAACGAAAAAAATACGAAGAAGTTGAGCGCACTTTATCTGAGGAAACTATACCTAACTTAATGCACAACGCTGGTATTTCGATGCTTAAATTAGCAGATGGTTCATCTGTTGAGATAAACAAGAAATATTACGCGCGGATCCCTGCAAGCAGACAGGATGAGGCATTTAATTGGCTTCGAGAACATGGACATGAAGATCTCATAAAGAATGATGTATCAATGTCTTTTGGAATGAAGCAAGACAATGAGGCTCGGTCAATTGCAGAAGATCTAAAACAAAAAGGTTTCGATGTTAAACAAAAAACATCTGTGCACCATAGCACTTTATTTGGTTTCGTAAGAGAGCAAATAGAAGATGGTAAAAATGTGCCACATGATTTGTTTGGAGTTTATGTTCGAGACAAAACTAAAATAATAACGAAGGACGAATAATGTCAGAAGCAAGAAAATCTCAGGCGAAAGAGATACAAAAAAAAGACGCAGCAAACTTGCCTGCTAATTTTGATTTAGAATCATATGCAGGACAAGGATTCGAAAATGCATCAGGTTCTGATGCGAAACTACCAATATTAAAAATACTTCATACGAGTTCACCATACTTAGATGAGTCAGATCCAAAGTATGTTGAAGGTGCTAAGTTCGGAGATATCTTTAGCGAAGCTTCAGGTAATCTTTGGAAAGGCACTGAAGGTATATTGGTTATACCATGTTTCTTTGTAAACACTTATAATGAGTGGAAAGACATGGGAGAGAAAATAGGCAGACCAGCAAAGATCCATCTTGATCCAGCTATTATGACTCAAACAAAAAGAGACAAAGGCGGTAAGGATAGACTACCTAATGGTAACTATGTGGAAGATACTGGTAATCACTTTGTATTGATATTGGATAAAGATCTTAATCCAGTAGAGCAAGCGTTGATTGCTATGAAATCTACACAAAGAAAAAAATCAAGAACATGGATTACAATGATGAACACAAGAAGAGTTCAAGGTAAAACTAAGTTGTACAATCCTGCGTCTTGGCAAACTGTCTACAAACTTACAACATCTAGAGAGAGTAACCAGCAATATAAATGGGCTGGATGGAATGTAGAGTTCCATAGTTATTTAGATGCACAGAAAAATGCAAAATTATTAAAGAGCAGTTATGATTTCTTTAATAGCTGTGCAAAGAATGATGTCTTCGGTGAAGTAGAGTTTGCAGAAGAACAAAAGGTTAAAAAGGTAGAATCCACTGGATCAACTCCATTTTAATGATAAAGGATCTTTTAGAAATTTTTCAGGGAGATCCTAACAAACATCTCATGACCTCTCTAACTGGAGAGGTCAATGAGAAGGGCAAGCGCGAAGCAAATTGTTGGGAAGAAAAGAAACCTGTCACAGAATCTTTATGGCAAACCCATTTAGATGGTAAGCAACGTATTGGTATTTTTCCAATACATGAAGACAAAATCAAATGGGGATGTATTGATATTGACCCTAGAAATTACAAAGACTATTCATCAAAAAAATATATAGACATAATCACAAATTATAAATTACCATTAATACCTGTTAAATCTAAATCAGGTGGACTTCATTTATTTATTTTTTTTAAAGAGTGGACAAATTTAAAAGAAGCATCAGCTGTTCTTGATGATTGGAATAATAAGTACTTTGGAAGTAGTGAAGTTATTCCTCCACAAAAGAAAGCTTTGAATATGCCTTACTTTAAAGTAAATGCTACATCAGAACATGCATTTGATTCTAATGGAAATGGTTTACTTGTAGGTGCATTCATAGAATTAGTTAAAGCTAATCTTTGCGACATAGAAAAAATAAAACAAATAAAAACAGAAGAGCCTGAAGAAATTTCTTTATATAGTGAGTACCCACCTTGCGTGCAAAACTTAATGAGAGAGAAATGGGCAGGTAATCATAGAAATGATATGTTGTTCAATGTTGGTGTGCTTATACAAAAAGAACATGACGGTAATATTTCACCAACGGATCTTGGGGAAAAGCTTCTAGAAAAAAATAAAGAAGTCTTTACATCACCGCTTAATGATAGAGAAGTCACGGCTACCGTCCTTAAATCTTTAACTAAGAATAAGGAATATTTTTACAAATGCCCACCAAGATATAATGGACTTGTACCTATATGTAACAAAGAAGAATGTAAAAAAAGAAAGTTAGGTTTAAATAAAGAAGAACAAGTACCTGATCTTATTAATGAATTTAAAGAAATCAAATTCACTAAAGAATTAAAATCAATAACTTATAGTTTTAAATTCAAGGACCAAGAGATTTATTTAAATCCTGAAGATATGAAAGATGAAAAGTCTTTTAGAGTAAAATTATTAAATTACAAAATATTTTGGAAAACATTACCAAGAGTAAAAAATGGCCTACAACTATTTGAATTACTGATGAGTAATCTTGTTGAGAGAGCAGAAGAAAATGAAAATCTTAAATTTGAAGAAACTCTTACAGAGGAACAATATAATATTTTAAAAGGTTTCTTTGAAAGTCATGTAGAGGAAGACGCTGCAGAAAAATTAAAAGATAAATATGTTACCATTGATAAGGATGACGGTATGTGTTATTTCAAAAAATCAACACTAACATCTTTCTTAGATAAAGGTAAAAGAATTTTTAACAATACACAAGAGGCATTAAATCTTTTAGGTTGTGAGAGAGTTGAATATTATAAGAAACAAAAGAATGTTTGGAAAGTTAAGATGCCGGACTTTGTTAATTATAGAGACATCAAAAAGAAAACACCGAAAGGGAAAGAACCAGTATCTGAACTAGAAGATGAATACCACACAGGAAAATTCTAAAGCTGACACACTTGCTAATTTAAAAAGTTTAAAGAAAAAAACTATTAAGATTTTTGGCCCTCCAGGCACAGGTAAAACATATACATTGATTGAAAGAGTATTGAAGGGACATATAAAAAAAGGCGTACGACCACAACAGATTGTCTTTTTATCTTTTACTAATAAAGCAGTAGAGACAGCAGTGGTAAGAACTTTAGCTGCATTTAGTGAATACAGGGAAGATGACTTTCATAATTTTAAAACATTACATAGTTGGTGTAAAAGATTTTATCATGATGCAGAAGTTTTTGATCCAAAAGAATGTATGATCGACTTTGCTTTACAAAACAAAATTGTAAAAAGATCAGATAAAAGATTAGCTGATGATAACTTCACTTACAAAGATTGGTCTATTGGTGTTTATAGTAAATCACGAAACATGAGGATTACACCGATTGAGGCATATAAAAAAGAAAGTTATAAAAGAGATAACTTAGAAGTCTATTTAAATAAAATAAGAATTTATGAACAATATAAAACAAGTGGTGGCCAAAGGTCCTTTATAGATTTTGATGATATGATTGAAGGGTGTTTACAAAGCAAAATAAATTTTCCACCAATCGATGTTTTGATTTTAGATGAGGCACAAGATTGTACTCCATTACAGTGGCAAGTTATTTTTAAGATAGCTAAAAAAGCTGGTAGAGTTTATTTAGCTGGTGATGATGATCAAGGTATTTATAGTTGGAATGGAGCTGACTCTAATTATTTTACAGAGTATTGGCCAGGACGATCGGTGAAGTTAAGAAAGACAAGAAGGTTTGGTAAAGCAATATATGATTTTTCACAAGTTATTAGAAGAGGTATTCTAGATAGTGTTGAGAAAGAATATGAACCTGGAGATACAGAGGGATATGTAAAACGTTATTTAAACTTCAAAGAAATACCTTTTGAAACGGAACAAGGCACTTGGTTTATATTAGGTCGTGTTAATACTTGGGTCAATGAATTACGTATGTTAGCAAAAGATTCAGGTCTGTATTTCAAAGATAATAAAGACAACAAATGTTTTGATGTTCACCAATGGGACGCAATTAAAAGTTGGACTAAGCTATCTAATGGTAAAAAAATAAATAAACCTCAAGCGCAAAACTTATATAAATTTATAAATAATTTAGCGACATCTAATTTTAGAGGAGATAGATTTTGGATGTCAGAACCTGATTTTAGAGATTATAATTTTGAAGAACTAAAAGATTGGTGTGGGTTAGAGATACCTGATGAACAAAAGAAAACACCCTGGTATTTTGTATTGAGAAGAAATTTTAAACCAAATCAAAAGCGTCACTTTATTAGATTGTTAAGAAGATACGGACAAGCAGAATTAGATGCAGATCCTAAAATTGTGATTGATACGATACACTCTGTTAAAGGTGATGAAGCTGATCATGTGGTTATGTATAACAAAGCAAACTATCCATCTAACTTTGATACAAAAAATATTGATGAGAAGATAGACGAAAGAAAGGTTTGGTACACAGGAGCAACAAGAGCGAAAAAATCTTTACATTTATTGAAAAGTAATTATAAGTATAACTACCCAATTGGGGCAGACTACTTAGTATATATATTGGAGAAAGATAATGACACATAAAGATGATTTAGCAAGCGCATTTCCACAAGCCAGGCAGGTAGGCGGAAAACACTATAAAGATTTTCGCATTCAGCCTTATGAATTTATTTCTAAAAACAATCTTTCCTTCTTTCAAGGGAACGTTGTGAAATATGTTTGTAGATATTTAAAAAAAAATAAAATTCAAGACTTAGAAAAAATTATTCATTATTGCGAACTTGAAATTTTAAAATTAAAGAATGATTAAACCTTTCAAACCTGCATACGATAAAAGCCTACATATAGGGGCATGGCTAATTGATCACAAAATATGTGATAATATTTTAGAATACCTTAACCAAAACAAAAAGGTAATGAACCGAGGTTCTGTAGGCAGACAAGAATATAAAGAAGGTGTAAAAGATTCAAGCGAACTACATATTCATTCACTTAGATTTGATTATCCTTGGGGTGAATACCGACATGCTTTACAAGATTGTCTTGAAGCATATGTAAAAACTTATCCTGAAGTAGGTGCCTTAAAAAAATTTAACATTACAGAAAATTATAATTTGCAATACTATAAACCTGGCGGTGGTTTCAAACAATGGCATTATGAAAGAAATGGATTTGATTTAAGAAATGCAAAACGATGTTTAGTATTCATGACATACTTGTATGATGTAAAAGATGCTGGTACAGAATTTTTATATCAAAAAGTTACAACACCTTGTAAAAAAGGTTTAACTGTTATTTGGCCAGCAGATTGGACCCACACACATAAAGGTCAAATTAATTCTAAAAAAGACAAAGCCATAGTAACCGGTTGGTATAGTTATTTGTTTGAAGGAGCAAAGGATTTTGTGCCAACAGAATGATGAAAGGAATAAATGAGTTTACAACTTACCATGAATTTTAAAAAACATATTTGGTCATGTCCATCTGAATTTAAAGATTTGTCAGGAGCCAAAGAAATAGCTATCGACTTAGAAACGAGAGATGATGGTATCTCTGAAAAACTTGGAGCAGGTTGGGCCATTGGTAAAGGTCAGATAATAGGTTTTGCCGTAGCTGTTGAGGGCTGGCAAGGTTACTTTCCATTTGGTCATTTTGGTGGTGGTAACATGATACCTGAGCAAGTTAAAAATTATATCAAGGAAGTATGTGCTTTGCCTTGTGCAAAAATATTTCATAATGCACAGTACGATGTAGGTTGGTTGAAAGCATCGGGATTTAAAGTTAATGGTCAGATAATTGATACCATGATTGCTGCAGCATTAATCGATGAGAACAGATACCAGTACAGTTTAAATAGTTTGGCTATGGATTATCTTGGTGAACTAAAAGCAGAAACAGATTTAAGACAAGCAGCTGAGGAACATGGTTTAGATGCCAAAGCAGAAATGTGGAAGTTACCAGCAGAATATGTAGGTCATTATGCTGAACAAGATGCACGACTCACGTTACTATTATGGCAGAGATTTAAACAAGAAATACTTACTCAAAGTCTTACAACTATTTGGGATCTTGAATCAAAACTTTTACCTACATTAATAAAAATGAGACAAAGAGGTGTAAGAGTAAATGTAGATAAGGCATATGATTTACAAAAAGAAATGGTAGATCAAGAGAAAAAAGTATTACACGATATTAAAAAAATTTCAGGTAAGGATGTTGATATTTGGGCAGCAAGACAAATTGCTACTGCTTTTGATAAATTAAATATTGAATATCCAAGAACACCCAAATCAAATGAGCCATCCTTTACACACAACTGGTTAGTTAATTGTAATCATAAAATTGCAAAATTAATATTACAAGCAAGAGAACTTAATAAATTTCATGGCACTTTTATTACTTCAATTTTAAGATACCAGGTGAATGGCAGAATACATGGTGAGATACAACAGTTGAGATCTGATGGAGGAGGCACGGTATCGGGTCGATTATCAATGTCTAATCCTAACTTACAACANATACCAGCTAGGAATAAAGAGTTTGGTCCTAAGATACGTTCATTATTTTTACCTGAAGAAGGATGTAAGTGGGGTAGTTTTGATTACTCGCAGCAAGAACCACGAATGACGGTTCACTATGCTGCATCAGTTGGTGATGGTTATGAAGGATCGCATGAACTTGTAAAAGCATATAAAAATTCTAGTGCAGACTTTCATCAAACAGTAGCTGACCTTGTAGGTATTGAAAGAACACAAGCCAAAACAATAGGATTAGGTTTGATGTATGGTATGGGTAAAAATAAATTATCTAATAGTTTAGGTGTAACCCTGGAAGCCGCAACAAGTTTAATTAATAAATACAATGCTAAGGTACCATTTGTAAAACAATTAGCAGAGAAGTGTATGATAACTGCTGATCAAAAAGGTGTAATCAGAACTAAAAAAGGTCGTAAGTGTAGATTTGAAGAATGGGAAACAAAAGAATGGGGTTTACATTTACCTGAAAAATTTGAAAACGCTGTTGCAAAATACGGCAGAGATAATATTAAAAGAGCTAAAACATACAAAGCATTGAATAGGCTAATACAAGGTTCTTCAGCCGATCAAACAAAACA